AGATTTTTTTATTGCCTACACAGATAAAAATGGAAGACCGCATGCGGAAGTTATCGAAATAAAACCAGAAAATCAAACACTCACAGAAAAGGTTGGTAAAAGCAGACACAACCAAGCACAACTGATCATCAACAAAGCCAAATGGCAAAGTGCTCAAATGTGGTGCAAGAACAAAGGTTTTAGATTTAGAGTAATCAATGAAAAAGATATCTTTCACAATGGTAGACGAGGATAATGAGTATTCGTAAAATTAAAGAATGGGCTTGGCCACATATAAAAAATTTCAGAACTTACATAGACATAGGAGCATTTGATGGTGATACGTCTGTTCCATTTGTAAAAGATTTTCAAAGAGTAATTGCGTTTGAACCCAGTCCATTAACATTTCCAAAAATACCAGACACGGTGGAAAAATATAATGTAGCATTAGGCAACGAACACGAAACACAAAAACTTGTAATACCTAATAATGGCCAGGATAATCCAGCCTATGGTAGTTTTGTAAGATATAAAAAAGGTTTAGGAAATCATGAAGTTCTTGTAAAACGTTTAGACGATTATCAATTTGAAGAGGTAGATTTTATAAAAATAGATGTGGAATGGTATGAATTAAAAGTTTGTCAAGGAGGAGAACAAACACTAAAGAAATATATGCCTACCATAATGTTCGAAAACAAACGCAATGAAGCAGACAACTGCAAATCATATCTTGAATCCCTCGGATATCAAACCAAAAAGTACAAGTCAGAGACCATAGCATACACTAAATAAAAACATAATATTATGACCAAAAAATTAGAAGAACTGCTTAACCTACCTGAGTCGCAAGAAATTGTAAAAGAAGAACAGCAAAAAGACAAAGTGATGGACGACAAAGCAGAGAAGAAAAACAAAAGTTTAGATCAACAAAAATCTACAATGAGAGACATTGCTGAATTTGATAAAATTGCGGCGGCACTACCAAAAGTTGAAGGTCTAGGAGAGATGGGCGATTCTGAATTGGATGATGTGGGTAATAGAGCAATCACAGCCTATGAAGACCTTATGGATTTAGGCATGAACGTTGAAAGTAGATATTCTGCTCGCATATTTGAAGTGGCAGGCAATATGCTTAAAACCACACTGGATGCTAGAGTGGCCAAAATGGATAAAAAATTAAAGATGGTAGATTTACAACTTAAGAAGCAAAAACAGGATCAAAAACAGGGTGATTCCGACACAAATGTGGTACAAGGGGAAGGATATGTGATATCTGACCGTAACAGTTTATTGGAAAAACTTAAAAACATGGATAAATACAACGATGACAAGTAGATTACGACAGATACTAGCAGAAAGCACAAAAACCTATCCATTTAAAATTGGAGTAGCGGGCGATTTGCCAGAAGGGTTTGCTGACCATTTAGAATCAGCATTGGAAAAATTTGTGGTTGTGAAGATGAGCAATGGCAAGAAAACTCCAATACAAAAAAGACCTTTAGACTTTCCTGCTCTTGAAAATGAAAGAGCAACTTATTTTGAAACAGAATTACAATACCCAACAACAACACAAGTTTTACAACAGTACATAAAGAACTATTGTAACATTCCTGAGAGCCATGTGATTGTGAGAAATCCAAATGAACCTCAAGAAGCATATCAAGAACCTAAATCAGATGAACCATACGAAGCAAAACTTAACTCTGCTTATGAAGATGGCAAAGATGAACAAAAGTCAGCAGGTTCAATGAGAGTAATGGAATTACTTAAAGAATTAGAAAAAGCACGTAAAGAAAGATCGGCTCCAGATGCTGTGGGTGAAATCAAAGCACCTAAAGATGGCGGAGTAACAGAAAATGCTGAAGATTCAAAAGGAACAACTTCACCTATTTCAGGGAAAGGGAAAAAGTAATGGACATAAGAGATTTTTTATATAAAATTGATGCAATTCAAAACAAAGATCAGATGAAAGAAGATGTAAAAAAAATACATCTTAAAGAAGCATCACAAGTTATGTTGTATGGTGACACACCAGAAGACATGGCGGCAATCGCACAAATTTTTAAAAGTGCTGGAGTTCCTACTCCACCATCGATCACAATGGGACCTAAACCGGAAGAATCTGTAGAAGAAGAAATTCCAGGCAAAGCATCAACAACACCTGAACCTGAATACAAAGACACACAATACATGACGAAAGATTTGTCAGGTGGTGTTAACAAGATTAAAAAATCATACAGAAAAGAATATCCAGGTGACAATCCTATGGCAGTTGAAAAAACTGAAGAAGAAATTCAATCATCGATCAAAGAAGCATTGAAACAAGCCTACACAGAAAAGAAGGCACAATCACCATACGCAATTGGCATGGCAAAAGCAATGAAGATGAAAGGTGACACACCACCTTTAGAAAAAAGCACAATTAAAAAAGCACACGACATAGCCAAAGCAATCGCAAAAGACAAGTAAGCACTTAATTTTCATAAAAATCTGTTAAATATTTTTATGAGAGACACTTACACTTGGGCTTTTTACCAGGTAGTAAAAGAAGTCCAAGCCAAGACTGGTTTTGAATTGCCACACAACGTGGAATCTTACATCACGATCCTGCTAGCCAAACACATCGACAAAAAAGATTTCTTACCAAGAAAAACATTCGCTGAAAGTTTTTTGAATTTGTGTTATACAAGTTGGGAAGATTCTGCGGCATTAGGAGACACCTGTTTGTTTATGACTGGCGTGTTTCCAGACTATCACACTTCAAAGGGATTTGATGTAGAATATTTTAGTAATATTGGCAAAGCATCTTACAGTCAAGTCACTGATAAAAACAGTAATCCTATATACAACACACTGTCTAAAAATTTTAATTTTGTGCGTGACTTTATATCTATCACAGTCAATAAGAAGGATTCTACCCCTATATTATAGCATAAGTACTGTGTATGAGTAATAAAAGTTTAGATGGTGTTTTAACCAAAAAAGCACACCAACGAGAAAGATTCACAGAAGAACAGATAGCAGATTTGGTGGCATGTTCAGAAGAAAAGTCTGGATTTGAACATTTTGCCAAAAAGTTTTTCTTCATTCAACATCCTGTAAAAGGTAAATGTCTATTTGAACCTTTTGAGTATCAGCAAAGATTGTTACACAGTTACCACGATTACAGATTCAATATCAATATGTTGCCGAGGCAGAGCGGCAAGACCACCACAGCGGCTTGTTACCTATTATGGTTTGCCATGTTTCATCCTGATCAGACCATATTGATTGCGGCACACAAATATACAGGTGCTCAAGAAATCATGCAACGTATAAGATACGGATATGAATTGTGTCCAGATCACATTAGAGCGGGAGTTGTAAACTACAACAAAGGTTCAATGGAATTTGAAAATGGTTCACGTATTGTGTCAGCCACTACAACCGGCAATACTGGTAGAGGTATGTCAATATCGTTATTGTACTGTGATGAGTTTGCGTTTGTGAATCCAGGCATAGCATCAGAATTTTGGACTTCAATTTCACCAACACTGGCAACAGGTGGTAGAGCAATTATCACATCCACACCTAACTCTGACGAAGATGTTTTTGCCACCATTTGGAGAGAAAGTCAAAACAAATTTGATGAACATGGCAATGAACAAGAACTAGGCATCAACGGATTTCATGGTTTTACTGCATCATGGGATGAACATCCAGACAGAGATGAAGAATGGAAATCAGCAGAATTGGGACGTATCGGAGAAGAAAGATTTAGACGTGAGTATGGCTGTGAGTTTTTGGTTTATGATGAAACATTGGTCAACAGTTTGACACTGACCACATTGGAAGGCAAAGAACCTGTGCTCAACATGGGACAAACCAGATGGTATAAAAAATTAGATCCACATCACACATATGTGGTAGCACTAGATCCTGCCATGGGTACTGGCGGTGACAATGCCGCCATAGAAGTTTTCGAATTACCTTCATATGAACAGGTAGCAGAATGGAAACACAACACCACTGCCATACCTCAACAGGTCAGAATACTGCGTGACATCTGCAATCACATCAAAGAAGAAACCAAATCCACAGGCTCAAACATCTATTGGAGTGTGGAGAACAATACCATTGGCGAATCAGCACTGTTGGTAATCAATGACTTTGGTGAAGACAGTATTCCAGGACTTTTTGTGTCAGAACCCATTAGAAAAGGACACATTAGAAAGTTTAGAAAAGGTTTCAACACCACACACAAAACAAAAATCAGTGCTTGTTCTAGATTAAAAAACATGATAGAAAAGAACAAATTGAAAATACACAGCAAACCATTGATATCAGAATTGAAGTCATACATAGCCTCAGGATCGTCATACAAAGCAAAATCCGGGCAGACTGATGACTTGGTGAGTGCTACACTGTTGATAATGCGTATTATAAGTGTTTTAAAGGATTGGGATCCAAAAATATACACATCATTCAGTCAAGCAGACGAAGACACAGCAGACAAGGTGATGCCAATGCCTATCTTTGTAAGCCACTAGCAGATAAATACACTGTATGAACTTAAATGTTATAGCAAAAGACCTTTTCAACAAGATCAGAGGGAGATTTTCCCAGGTTACTTTGGGTGATTCACAAGGCAAACAGACCACTGAACCAACTGAAGCAAGGTTTTTTGACTTCGATTTCAAAGAGGGCGGAAACACCCTAGGAAAGGTAAGTATTAGCATAAGCGAACAAGATGGCTTGGTCATCATGCACAGCAAGGACTTTGTTGAAGGCACAGACGAGCCATTGAAGCGTGGTTGGTTTAATTTCTTAAAAGAATTAAGAGATTTTGCCAAAGCAAGAGTGCTTGGATTTGATACAAGAGATATCACCAAAAGCAATCTTGAAAAAAGAGACTACGATTTTTTAGGACAAGGAAAAGAGGTAGAAACAGTGAGCGAATCAAATTTATACGGCACAACAAAAACCAGTTTTCAAACTGTGGGCGAAGCAAGACTAGTAATCAAACATTCAGCACCTGTAAATCCAACAGTGGCAGGTGGCAGAACACACAGAATTGAATCTCTTTTCATAGAAAACAAAGCAGGCGAAAGATTCAAATATCCATTTAAACATTTAAACGGTGCTAGAGCAATGGCACGTCACGTATCAGAAGGTGGAAATCCATTTGACGACTTTGGCAAACACATTTCAGAAATGAGTGCAGAGTTGAATCAGTTGAGAAAATTTAAAACCTACATGAACAGAAGCAATGTGATGGCAGAAGGATTGAAAAAATATCAATCTGTAGTGGATGAAAGAATTGAAGAAATTAAAACAGATTGTTTAAAACTGCAGAAACAAACAGCATACAAAGAATCTTTTGAAGGATTCAGCACATCAGAATTAGCAGAAGTTCCTGAAGATATTAAAAAATCTTGGATTGATGAATTAACTATCAAAACATTCAACGAAGAATTACAAGATGTATTTCCATACATTTACAAATTGGTTTCAGAAAGAACTGCCATTGAAGAACTAGGTCCTGACTCATTTGAAGCACATGGATATCAAGGTGGTATAGAACCAAGAACATTGAGATATGATTTAGCAGGCGATTACGATCAAGACAGAGGTGTAAGTGATAGAGATGCGGAAGATGTAAAAAATCTTTTAAGCAAAGCAGGTATCAATGCCGACGTTCAACCAGATGAATCAAGACATCAAGGCATTGTTATACACACAGATTCAAATCCAGATGATGTAGAAAAAGTTTTAGGGGGCATGATTGAAACTGTGGATAACTTTCATGAGTTTGAATCAGCAATGGAATCAATTGTGAGAGAAGACAATGGATTGTTTTCTCAAGATGCTGATGAACAGGCAGACGCACTTGAGCAACTGAATCAATTGATGACAAAACATTTTCCAGCAGGTGTAAATGGTACCAACGGTATTGAAAGTTTACAAGGCATAATCGATGACGAAGAACTAAATGATGAAATTCAAAAAGCGGCACGTGAAGATTCAGACATCTGCATACGTCCAATGATCATGGACTATGTGGCACAAAAAGATCCTACACTGGTTTCAAAAATTAACACAGGTGATATGAAAACTGAAGAAAAAGGAACAAGATCAAGTGTAGAACTAACTCCAGAACTGAAACAAAAAGTTCAAGCATGGTGGGACAAGTATTCAAAATACGAAGGCGGCAATGGTAACACAATGCCGGAAGGTTATTTAGATTATGCTCTAGACTCAGGTATAGGCACAGATGCTTACAATGCCGACGAATATATGAAAGTTTCAAAAGAAATGGGCATGGACAATGACGATAGCGATGCTGAAACTGAAATGGATCAAGAAGAATTAATGAA